TTTTCATTTACTCTTTTTACTATTTCCCTTGCGTCGTTAAGATCCGCCAAGTAGTTTCGCGGAAGATTCTGAACCTGGACAAGCCTTCCAGCCCAGCGTCCAGTACGGTTAGCTCCGTAGAACTGCAAAAGCCCCCTTACTCTTCCGTCGTTTCCAAGCGCTTCTCTCATCGCCACATATTTTTTAGTACTTGTCTTGCTAAGCTCCTGCCTTATTTCAAGCACTTTCTTCACATTCCCTGAAGTTTCATCAATCAGTTTTTTCACAGTTGCTTTTTGTAAGTTTTCTACTTCTACACCGTTTTCTTTTAACCATTTCGACAATTGAGCCGTACTGTTTGGATTGTCCAGCTTTGTTATCTGTCTTGCAGTTTCCATTAAATGCTCATTCCAGGTATCACTTACATACAAGGCACTATCAACAAGTTGCGTATCAATCTTGATTCCGTTAGCATTCATTCTTATGTCGGTTCTCCACAAATCCCATTCAAATTCAGGAACAACGACGCTTCTCAGTTTGTCGGCAATTGCCATTTCTGCCACAACATCCTGCCTGTTATATTCGATATACAGTTGCCATTTTTCAGGTTCGTGGTGGGGCATATTTCTAGTTCTCTCACCGTTTCTCTTTGAAGGCTTGCAGGGAACACTGAAGTATTTTATAAGAGCCTTCCCTGTTGCTGATTTTTTCTTGTCATCCTTAAATTCTAGTGCCTTACCAACTTTTTCCAGTCCGCCAGGATAGCCTGCATAATAGCCGTGAATCATTGTGCACTCCCACTGATTTAATGATGTTGGATATCCAGCCTGATTAAGGCAGTTCCACTCAAATGCGGCATTATAGGCTCGCAGTAAAGTTTTCCCATCGTTTAATCTTTCAATTATTTCAATGGGGATTTTTTCCCCTTGAGCTAGGTCTACAACTTTTACATCAGAACCATTTAGCGAATAAGCAAAAAGAAGGATTTCAAAATCATCACTCCGAGCATATTTATAAAGCCCCGCTTTTGCTATGTCCACACTGCTGAACGTTTCAATATCTATGTTTAATACATCCATCTGATTTTTATCCTTCCTTAGTTTGAAACAACCACGCAGGATAAACCCACGTGATTATCTAAATTTCTATTAATATAAAGCGTCATCTTCATCATCGACAACATCAAAATCCTGTTCAGCGGTTCTTCCACCTGCAAGGCTTTCTCCGTCCTTAATCTTCTGTACGTTTCCTAATCCTGCACCTATTCCTTTTTTCCCTTGGAACAGATATGGGAAGAAATTAACAGCCACATTTGCATAACATCCGCTGTAAATTTCACTCTGATCTGTTATAGGCTGTACTCTTCTATCAACTACTTGCGGAGGATAGTCAACTTTTGCAGAGGCTGTAAACACCCAATGCCCTTTACACTCAGGACCAAACGGGTCTCCGCTATTATTCACGCCATCTCCGTCCCAAATTGGGGTAAATACTGTATTTGGCATTTTTCCTCCCCATTTTTCTGATACTCCTAACTCTGTAGCCGCTTTTATTGCCGCATCTATTTTCTGTTTTGTTTCCACATCATTTTTTGGCACAAGAACCGTTGTGCTATACTTCTCCTCTGCTCCCGGTACTGATGCATGCGGTTTAAATACATGCACATAGCTTAATCTCCCTCTTACTGTTACTCTAGTTCCGTTTAAATTTTCCATTCTAATCATCCTTTCCATTATTGTCTAAATTTATAAAATCATCACTTGCATTGATAACATCATTTACATACGGAGCCCTTTTATCTGACTCCGGCACTAACGTAGGTTTGCCTTTAGGTTTTATTATGAAATCCCCTACATACTCATTGAAATCTTTTTTCCCTACCACTCCCTCAAGCTGTGTCAACGTAAGCACTTTTCTTTCATACATCAGCTCTTCTGCAACTCCTTTTTCCTTCAGAACTTCCATCGCCTTCTCGGTATCTGAAAATGCTCTTACTGATCTCCCTTCAACAACTTTCCATCCTGGCACATACTCTCCTCGAAGTATTGCTTGCTGGCAGTAATTTTCAATATCCTTAACCCATTTTACGATATCCCTTGCCCTGTTAAGAATTTCCCCCATTTCTTCATTGCTTAAAATATTCCCTTTAAGTTTCATCTCTGTTTCAAGTGACATATTGGCTTCCGCTCTAGCCCTGCATAGAGCCTTTGCCCTGCAGAACGTGCATTGTCCGACCTTGAAATCACCTTCACCTTTGAATGCTTTTTCAGCATTGGGCTTGACTTCGTTTTCTGCCCATTTCATGAGTTTGTCTGCTGAAATCTCAAATATGCTTACGATGTCCAGTCTCGGCTGTATAATTCCCATATTTATATTTTCAATGTCTTTGAACAGTGAAAATTCAAGATAAGCACCTAGTGAATAAAGCATAAGCTGTGGGTTATCCTGTGCCGATACTGGCACACCTCTCCCATACTTTAAATCACGTATGTACAAAGTTCCATTATCCACTGTAACAAAGTCGCAAGTTCCAAAGCCTTCCGGAACATACTCGCTAAAGTCAACTTTTTTTTCAATCTCAGCTGTACCTGGCTTGTCAAACGACATCAGAAGTTCCTTTATATTATCCACATAAACATCCGTGTAATTTTCCATTTCAGGTTTGTACAGCTTATGAGACTTCAGCTTTTTCATTTTGCTGTTGAATGTACGAAGGCTCATAGTTTTTAAGTATTTAGTCAGTTTCAGCTCCGATATTTCATGAGCTAAAGTTCCCTCTTCCGCATACTCGCTTGATTCATCGGGGAACATATCCTCAAGTCTTGCACTTGGGTTGCAGTTCATCCATCTGCTAGCCCCGCTAGCACTAAGCAGGGCATGGTTTCTATTCTTGTGGTTTCCTTCCATTAGATTCTTACTCCTAACTCTCTTAAATTATCCGCAAAACTTTCGTAGTTTTTAGGATCCAGGTCATCCAGTTTTTGTATCTTGTAAACTTCTCTTATAAGCCTTCTTAATTCAGCACCTTTTCCAAGCCTTGACATTTCAGCACATCCAGCTCTTAACTGTTCAAGTGTTAAAGTCGGAACTGCTGCTGCTGGAACATTTTCTTCTTTTTTAGGTGTTTCTGTTTCTACAGTTTTGGCTTCTGCTTTTGACTTCTCCTCAACTTCCTTTTGAACCTTTTCCACAATGTTCTCAGACTTTTCCACAGTACCATTTTCCGCTTCAACTTCTTTTACATCGTTAGTCTGCCAATTTTTCATCTCTTGTTTAGCATAATCATCTTCTGCAGGTGTTGGCTGCATAAATTTCTGAATTTTTCCAACTACTGTTCCAGCAGGATTTGTAATCATCGTAGTATTCCCCAGTGCCATTAACGCTCTTGAAAACTCTTTAATTATTGGTTTGCTTCCTTCTTCAATCTCAATCACTAATTTTAATTCCATTGTTCAATATCTCCTTCATCAATTTTATAATTTTAACTATTTTGCTTTCATTTAACAATTGTTTTTTTTGTTTCAAATCCGCTATTCAGCACTTCCTTTATTGTTTTTCACATATTCGTCAGCACTAACCCATTCAATGTTGTCAAAAGCGAATTCAACCATTTTTGCAATTACTTCCACTTTGCTCCACCCAGTTTCATCTGAAACCACATCAAGCAAGTTATGTGTCGCTTTTCTAATCCTGATAGGATAGCCATAGTCCTTTTCATATCTTAGTACTGGTCTTTTTGGTAGTTTTAACTTTTCTGCCATTTCTTTTATCCTCCTATAAGTTCCCTAAAATATAATCATCAATTATCCCCAGACTGTCCAGCTCTTCCATTAATATTCCTAACCTGAACTCCCCTTTTAAATGCTCCAGATTACTGTAGATTGACTTTCTGTCACTCCAGTCTATATGCTCCCAGCCGTCTATTTCACAGTCAATACGCCTAAGAAATTCTTCTACGTATTCAATATCTGGACGATATATGTGCATTTCTTCTTTACTTCCAAGCCATTCTAGATAATCGCCTCCCTCAATTAATTCGGTCAAAGCTCCTTCTTCCCAATCCCCTATATTGTGTTTAGTAAGTTCCAAGTCCTCAGCAAACTGGGTTAGTGTATAGCCTTTGTCAAACTTCTTTTTTAGCATTTCTATCTGTTTTTCTGTAAGTCCTGAATTTTTCACATTGCATTTTTCCTTTCTTAGTGGTATAATTACTTAGTTTGTTTTTATATGTTGTCGATATTTGCAGTATCGGCATTTTTTTTTAGTATTCCCAAATCTTTCAGCATTTTTTCCTGAAGATAAAGCGGGAGCTTCTTAAACTCTTCCAAAATCCATTCTGACTTTTCTGAAACAGTTCCACGTACCCATACATCTGCATAATGGATTTTTCCGTTTACTCCTATAGGAACATCAGTCAACGTTCTCATTTTCGATTTCCTCCCTTCTATCCCTGTAAAGCTCATCGAGTATCATATAATAATCCTCTTCTGATTCACATTTAATAGTTCCGTCTATCAAAAGTTCGTCTTCATCTACTTGAATTCCAATCATGTTTTATACCTCCGCTATTTTTAATTTATTCATTGAAGTTTCCATTTTCAAAGCCGTTTTCCTGCTGTACCCAACCCATTTAATCTTAATCCCAGCCTCCTCAAATTTCAGAAGCTCCAGCATATCCTTTTTAAAGTCAGGTTCTCCGCCTTCTATAATGACATCTTTTATTTCTTCAAACTTCCTGTCAGTCTTCGTGATAAAAGTTTTTATGTACATCCTGTTGTTTTTACTGAAATCATTCAGTTTGTCCCGGATTTGCTCTTTAAATATCTCATAGTAAGCAAACAGTACAATCATCTCTTTCAAAGCCTTCTCGGTTTCTTTGTAATTGCTTTTCAGATATTTATCAAATCTGAACTTTAATTCCATCAGTTCTTTTTGATACATCTTGGAAAACTCAACAATCACAAATTCATTTTTAAAATCTTTTATCTTACGCTGGTTCGGATTCTGCAGATCCTCGTACTCATATTCCTGTATGAGCCTACTCACAGCCCTGAAAGTTCTTTGAATAATGTCCTCAAGCTTAAAAGTGCACCAGAGGGTATTTTTCTCAGTCAGCACAGATATTTTTGTATCGCCATTTACAAGATTTTCGTCTGTGATATTAGGTATGTTGAAATAATTTCTGTAATGCTTGCACAGATTTGACAGCGCCATCATTGAGAAAACCTTTGTCTTTTCGTTCTTCTGTGTTGAAAACTCTTTATAGTCCAGTGCCTTTGACACCAGTTCCTGCTTTTCCTTCTGCTTTCTTAATTTCCTTTTCAGTTTCATAACCTGCTCCATCATTTCAATTTTTTCTTAAAAAACCAGTTCCACCAAAGAAGTACAGCCAGCAGTATTGGAAATACCAGGTTTCCTCCAGCGACCCATCGCCCTTTTTCCCTAATCACTTCCAGCTGTATAAGGACTGTTGCGGTTACTAGGAGCAATATTTTTATCAGATTTTTTACTGTCAGCATTTTTTCCCTCCCATCTCTTAACCTCTTCCTTGTCCATTTCTATCTCAAGTTTTTCCCTGACTGTCATTTTGATAGCCCAACCTTTCTTACAAGTTTCTTGATTCTGTTCTTAATTTTTCTTTCTTCCATTTTTCTTCTCGTTTCCTTGTTTTGGTTGTTTACCATTATTAAAGCATCATATTTCATTTTAAATTCCTCCAAATTTCATTTTTAAAAATTCTTCATAAGTTATCCCAACGTACTTTTCAACTTGAATACGCTGAATGTCATAATCCCAATTGTGCTTCCCAGCCCTTCTTCTTGCTTCTCTTTCATTTTCGTCTTTAAATTTAGGTACCGCTGTTCCAAATTTAAGTCTTCCTTTTTGCAGGCCCACTCTCACATACTGCTGCCCTTTGCCGACAAATTCAGCGGCTTCCTTTATTGATAATTGTAATTTTGTAGCCTGTTTCCTTATCCAGGATTCCGAAACTTCCATAGCTTTTTTCCTTTCTGGGATTGCCGTCCCTTAATTTTTTTTGGTGTTTGTTTTCCCATTACTTAGTCCCTTGACGATATTTATGCTTCATTTAACCACTTCCTTTTATTTTGATTTTCCTCTCCCTTCAAGGTATAATAAAAACAACTTATTATGAAAGGAGGTTAATTTCATTATGGGTAAAAAATTTAATGAAACTTTGAAATTCTTAGGCCCTGAATATTCTGTTAAAACTGTTGACAAAGAACCTTGCATTTACCTTAAATTAGACAAATACGATTTTGAAATATCAGGGTTAAATTCTAAAGGATCATACAAAGCCATAATCTATGTTTGGAATACTGACAACCGTCTTGACAGACAAGACATGCTGTACGCTTATTCCAAAGAAGAGTTAAAAGATATTTTAGATAGATTGATTACAAAATATTCTTCCATATAGGCTCTAAACATTTAAAAATTAAGATTAAATCGTCTCTTGTTAGTTCTTTTTCTGACATTAGGCGATCTAATTCTTCCATTTCTTCTTCCGTCCCTTTTGGTTTAAATCGTCTCCATTCATTTTTTGTTTCTTTTTCCATTCTCTCACCTCGCTTTCTTATGATAAATTTCCCTGTTCCTACCAGCATTTGTTTAGATGTTTGCAACACTCATCTTTTTTTTTACAATTCAAAAATTTTTATGCTATAATCTAACCACCTTAATATGAAAGGAGGTGTTATAATTTATGGATTTCAAATTTTCAGATTCTGAAACCCAGATGTTTAAAGATTTATCGGATATTTTTATGCTTGAAAGAGCTGGAAAAATTATTAACGATAAAATATATGCTTTTTTCTGCTCTAATGAATATCAATCTTCTATCCAAACTATTGATTTTAAAGAAATATTAGAAGATGATATTTTAATTCATAAAGATTCTGGCAAAAAATGTATTGTAATTGATGTTGAACCCCTTCAATCTGGTGTTATCGCAAAATATGAAACTAATTCCCAAAGGGTGCGTAAACAACAATCAATAGGAAATATCTCTATTGGTAATATTGGCGGTTCAGCAATTGTAGGTAATCAGCAATACGCTATTATTGATAATTCATCTATTCAAAATTTAAAAGAAATCATTTCTAGTAAAACAGAAGATAAAGAAATGTTAGAAAAACTTTTAAATCGTATAGAAACTATAATTGAAGTCAATCAGCCTGTGAGCAAAGGTACATTTTCAAAATTCGCCAATATTTTTAAAAAATATCCTGATATAGTCAATGTAGTTGGTGCTACATTACTTAAATGGTTATCATCTATGAATTAGTTATTCTAAAGGATTCTATATCAATATATGTTATTGTTATAGTATCCTTTTTTATATCTCCGACTTTATAGCTATCCAAAGTAATTTTGCGAATACCTATTAATTCAGCACTATCCATTTTTATAGATGCTATTTTGCCATTAATCACTTCAAATTCTAAACTATATCCTTTGTTAGTCTTTTCTTCCATTCAATCACTTCCTTTCTAATCTTCTTCGTCATCGTCTTGAGCATTCTTTTCGATAAATTCCTGATTATCCCAAATTCTACGAAATTTCTCATAATCTTTCATCAAGTTTCCATTTTTCTCTATTTTCTTTTCATATTTCGATTTTATGTCTACTGCTTTATTACGAAAATTTTCATAACATTCCTGGTCTTGTGTATTGTCATTTTCAATTGATTCCCATAACAGATTTTCAAGATCATATATTGTGTCGTCCATTTCAGACAGGAATTCATCTACAATCCTTTCATTATATCTTGCCATTGCTGTTCACCTCACTTTCTTTAGTTAAGTTTTCATAATCCAAATCTAAAATTTCACAAATTCTTTTTCTGTGGTGTTCTGCTTTTCTATTACCTTTTAGTATGTCTGATAAATAAGACTCACTAACCCCAACATCTTTTGCTAAATTTTGATTTTTCATTCCACGTTTTAATAAAGCTGTTTTTACAGCTATCTCAAAATTTAATCTTTTCATTTTTTTTCACCTCCTATAAAAATGTTGACAATTGTACCAAATAAAGATATAATATAAACGAGAATAAAAACGCTTATATTTTCAAATTTAAAATGTACATATATTCTAATATGTGCATAAAAAATATTATAGCAACTTAAAAATTTCTCAATAAAAAAGTTGGTACATTATTTATGAATATCTTGGCGGATTAATTCATAAATCTATTATACCACTTTTTTATGAAATGTCAATAGAAAAAATATTTATTTTTCGTATTTTTTCTAAAAATAGATTTTATGCTAAAAAAGGAAGGTGTGATATGAACATATATGACAATATTGTATATTTAGCAAATTTAAAAAATTTAACCATCAAAGATATTGAATTTCGAGCTGGTATATCTAACGGCTCTATCAGGCGATGGAATGAAATCGATCCTGGAATATCTAAAGTAAGAGCCGTAGCTAATGTCTTAGGTATTTCAATTGAAAACATACTATACGGAACAAATGTTAAAACTCATAACAGTAGCCGTAATACACTAAACAAAGCAGGATTTTTAAACATTCTCCAAATAGGATTTTCCGATTTTAATTTTGGATTAACGGATTTAATTGACGGCTATGATAAAATAAGACATCTTTATAGTTTTAATTCACTAGAAAATAATTTCATTTCTGAAAAAACAATTTTTATTTTTGACAGATTTAGAGATAATCTACCCCAATATGATATAACTGATACCAGGCTTAACAATCAAACAGTGCTCGTTTTTAATTATACTTTTAACAGACATTACATTGGAAAATTAAAATACGCACAAGGAGTAATAAATCCTATATTTTTACCTCTTGATCCATCCTTACCAAACTTAACTGTAGATTCTATCATGACTATTTTAGTTTCAGTCTGTCATTTCATATTTGATCAAAGTTAGAGAACAGCAAATTGCTGAATGATTTGATTAGATATTTATAAAAAAAACAAAATTTTTTTGAGAGGAGGATACAACTTTTGAAAAAAATCTTACTTTTTATACTTTTATCTTATTTGAGCTTCTCAAATACCTGCAACTGGGTAAGCGAACCCAATCAAACTTTAAAGAAGTACATCGGCATAATTAAAAAGCATAACCTTACCAGTAAAGTCTACTGTGATAACAACGACACTCTAATGGCTTACTGGCGAAGTAACGATGAAAATGATATTGACATAGGATTAATGCTTAATGACATTAATGCTAAATCACTGAGTTTAGATGAAGCAGTCAATGCATTTAACACATTTGTAAAGAAAATTGGAATGTTCGATGAAGTGAAATTAAGCCAAAGAAAAGGGGATTTAATTCCAGAAAATGTAAATATAAGACTTTATATGTATAATCCTGATTATGGGGATACTTACATGCTTTACAAAATTGTCTACAACTTTACCAATGATACAACCTCATATTATTACAATGAGAAGTACTTCAGTCATTACACAGGATTTATTGAAGAAGTCAGAAAAATGGAAAATCTTTATCCTACTAATGATACGATTTATTAAGATTAAAAATACAAAACTATAAAAAGTTGTGTAAAAAAATGAAAAAAATTACAAAACTATAAAAAGTTGTGTAAAAAAATGAAAAAAATTACAAAACTATTATATAGGAGAGTGTAAAAAAAAATGAAAATTTAAAATAATACTTGACAATTTATAAATTATAAAGTACAATAAAGTATATCAATACCTTTGCAGTACTTTAAATAGTACAGGGTTCCGGCCTACGCAAAGGTTTTTTTTTTTTAAGGAGAAAAAAGAATGAGCAATACCTATAATGGAAAACATCTAACTTTTAAAGAGCAGGTAGAACTGTTTGAAAAACGAGGAATGAAATTTAGAGAAGGAAAAGAAAAGGCTGAATACAAACTTAAGTTTATAAATTATTATAAAATCAAAGAGTTTTCCCTTCCATTTATGGATGAAAATGAAAATTACAAAGATGATGTGTATTTTGAGGACATCATTCACCGTTTTTATTGGGATAAAAATTTAAGATTATATTTCCTAAGAATTACTGAGAAAATTGAAATATCTTTAAAAACGAATATATCCTACATCTTAGGGCGTGATTTTGGAGCTTTCGGATATTTGGATTTTAAAAAATGGACTGACAAAAACAGATACTGCCAGTATTATATTTCTCACAAAGAAAAAGAATTTAAAAGGAAATTTGCCCTTTTAGGATATGAAACAAAAAGTAAAATTATAACAAAATATAAAAAGAATTATCCCAACGAACTTCCTATATGGCTAGTCATTGATTTACTTACTTTAGGTGATGTTGTTGATTTGTATACATTATTAAATCAAAAATACAGAAGAGAAATAGCAACTATACATGGAGTAGACTTAGATCAGTTTGAAAGCTGGATAAAAAATATACGTCTCACTAGAAATTTATCTGCTCATAATTCTAATATCATAGATGTTGAATTTACTACAAAGCCAAAAATTAAAATTCCTGAAATGTTAAGCAAATTACATATATATGATTTAAAAAATAAAACAACGACTAACAAAATTGCATTAACTGTTGTTGTAATGGAATATTTAGTTTTTAAAATTAATGCAGATTTTCCTGGTGGTGGAATAAAAAAGGGATTAAAACAGTTATGTCCAAATAAAACAGATGAAGAAGCACAAAAACTAGGATTTAAAGATTTTGTAACTATTGAAAAACTTAAGATATAAAAATAACCCCTACGGCAATAGGGGCTAAGTAATGTGATATACTCACAAACACCAATAGAAGTATATCACACAACCTTTTAAAATTCAATACTAAGGAGTGTGATTTTTTTATGAAAAATCCAAACGGATACGGTTCAGTTGTCAATCTAGGCAAAAGGAGAAGAAAACCCTTTGGTGTCAGAATTACAACTGGCTATGACGATAAAGGAAAACAAATTTTTAAATATATAGGATATTTTGAAAACAGGAAAGCGGCCATGCAGGCCCTTGCTGAATACAATATCAACCCATACGATGTCCATTTAGCCGACATAACATTGAAAGAGGTGATGGATATGTGCATGAAAAAAAAAGAAAACCGAATAGAAGCAGGAACTATGAAGACATACGGGACATACTACAACTATTTAGAACCTTTACACAATAAGAAGATAAGCAGTATTAAAGCGGTGGAGCTTCAAAACTTTATTGACAGCCTTTCCAATTTATCAACTGGAACTCTTAAACGTGTAAAATCCTACATAAACATGATTTTTGAGCAGGCTATGGAAATGGATATAATAAGCAAGGATTACAGTAAATTTATTAAGCTCCCTAAGCATAAGGCTAAAATAGTTAGGAAGATATTTACTGAAGAAGAAATATCGCTGCTTTGGGATAACATTAAGGAGCTAAGATATGCGGATGTCATACTTATATTAATTTATACCGGCATGAGGGTAAATGAACTTCTGAAGCTACCAAAGTCAAATGTAGACCTGACAAAAAATATAATTACTGGAGGAAGCAAGACCGAAGCAGGAAAAAACCGTATAATTCCGATACATCCAAAAATACTTCCACTTGTAATTAAACGGATGGAAAACAAAACAGAATATCTCATTCCTAACAAAACGGGAAAAAATTATTATGTATACAACAATTTCCGGAAAAATGAATTTGAAATGATAATGTCCAAATTAGGAATGGAGCACACCATACACGATACCAGACACACCTTTGCTACAATGATAACCGATGTGTCAAATAATGAGAGTGCCATAACTGGAATGATTGGGCACACCAACATAAGCATGACTAAGAGATATACACATACTAATATTGAAAAGATGAGAAAAGAATTGGAAAAAATAAATTAAATTGCTGGGAATTATCCCGGCTTTTTTTAACTTTTCTTGTATATTACCTGTATACTACTGTTAAAAAATTATACATTTTTGTACATATTTTTTATAAAATGACAAATATACATATCTATGGAATTCCCATATTTTAAAGAGTTTCTAGGTCTCGGAAAAAATTTTAATAGAATACACATCTCTTATAATCATTACAATATATATTTATAACTAATTCAAATATTAATACTAAAAAAC